GTTCAGATGTAACTACTGATTATGGTGCAATCGATTGGAGTAATTTTTATGTTACTACAATTGGGGTTAGTGGTGAAACTGCCCCGTATGTTTCCAGAAATTTAAAATTTTTAACCATAGAAGAGTGGAAAGATTTTAGGCGCACCGCAGAAAATGCGGACGATGCAGACACACAGACTTGGGGCGAACCCCGATTTGTAATCCGTAGTCCCGACTCACGCAAGTTTGGACTTAGCCCGATACCCAAACAAGTTTATCGTATTTGGTTTTATGCTTGGGATTTGCCGACAGAACTGTCTGCATATTCGGATACAATTATATTTCCAGATATATACAAGTCCGTTCTAATAGCAAGGGCAAGATACTATGTGTGGCAGTTTAAAGATAATCCGCAAGCTGCTGCATTTGCATTAGATGACTATAATAAAGGTTTGAGAAGTATGCGGTCTAACTTGCTAGACCCCGAACCAAAATATTTTAAAGATGACAGGGTGGTATTCGTCTAATGTCACAGCCTTTTGGTCTATCATGTAGAGGCGGGTTAAACACCAACCTCAACCAGTTTGATATGCTGCAACAGCCGGGATTTGCTACGCAGCTAATTAATTTTGAGGTAGACCCGGACGGTGGTTACAGGCGTATAAGTGGCTACGCTAACTATGGTACAACTAGGCCCGAAGGCACATCAAAGATTCATGGTGTGTATCCTTATGCGCTAGGTGTAATAGTATGTGTAGACACAAGCATATACTACACAGAAGACGGCACAACTTGGATACAAATAAACAGAAACACAGGACACATTGGAGTTACTCAGGCTAATTTAAGTTCTCAGGCAGAACTTGATAGACCTAACCAAGGACAGGCTCAGTTTGCAATAATGAAAGCCCCAACTGGTCATACAACCAGTGAATATGGCTCGTTAAGTATTGCAACAGGCGCAGATAAAGTAGCGCACTTTCATATAACTGGAACTGGTGCTAGTAGGCTGTTTGTCTATCAGGAAATATCAACACCTGCCGCTGGTAAATATATTGAAAATCATAATAAACATATTTGTGTTGTAGATACTGCGAATGCCCCGGCAACTGTTTATTACAGTAAAACAAATGATGATAGAGATTTTACTGGAATAGGATCAGGTTCAGTAACAATTGATGATAGAATTGTTGGTATAAAAAGCTTCCGTGATTCTCTTTATATTTTTTGTCAAAATACAATACACAGATTAGACAATATCAATGACTCAGCAAATGTAAGTGTTGTACAAATTACTGCTAACGTAGGCTGTCTTAGCGGGTACAGCATCCAAGAAATTGGTGGTGATGTTTTATTTTTAGCCCCGGACGGCATTCGTCTTGTAGCGGCAACCGCCCGTATTGGTGACGTTGAGTTGAGTTCTGTATCAAGACAGGTACAGTCTATTGTTGCAGACCTTGCTGCAAATATAGCTGATTACACTATAAGTAGTGTAGTTCTGAGAAACAAATCGCAGTACAGATTATTTTACACGCCTACTGGTTCATCTATTTCTGCATCTAAAGGATTAATTGGAACACTAACACCAAACGGATTTGAATGGTCTGAAACTGAAGGCATCCAAGCACCTGCGATAGCTTCTGCATTTTTAAGCACGGGTGTTGAAAAAACATACCACGGTGATAATTCAGGCTATATTTATACTCACGATACTGGTAATTATTTTTATCAGACAGGTACAGCTAAAACTATATCAGCAAGATATAGAACCCCAAACTTAGACTTTGGTGATGCAGGTACATTAAAAACATTACACTACGCAAAAATTTCATTAAGTCCAGAAGGCGAAGTACAGCCAATACTGCGTGTGCGGTTTAATTATGAAGACCCCACAATACCGCAGCCATCAGATTACACATTAACTGAAGTACAAACACCTTCATTGTTTGGAACAGCTGTGTTTGGAACAAATGTATTTGGTGGTTCGCTAGACCCACTGGTGAGGCAATCCTTGCAGGGGAGTGGGCATGTAGCTAGTTTTAGGATTTCAAGTAATGATAACAATGCTGCATATTCAATAAATGGTTTATATATAGATTATATGCCCTCGGGTAGGAGATAAAAGAAAATGGCTGGAACTAGTTACACTAGACAAAGTACATTTGCGGATGGGGATACTATTACTGCTGCGTTGTTTAACGATGAGTACAATCAGCTAGTAAATGCATTTTCGTATGCAAGTAGTGGTACAACTGGACACCGCCATGATGGTACATCAGGTGAGGGCGGTAATATTCATGTTATTGGTGATGAAGATTTTTTAAATAAAATTGCAGTTGATAGCACCAATAACCGCTGGGGTTTTTATGTTGAAGTAGGTGCGGCCGCCGTTGAACAGATTCGCATTCAAGATGGTGCAATTGTTCCGGTAACAGATGATGATATTGATTTAGGTACATCATCTTTAGAATTTAAAAACCTGTATCTAGATGGTACAGCAACTATAGATACGTTAACTGTAGATGGTGCTGCTACTGTTGCAGGTGCGACAACTCTAACTACATTAGGCGTTACAGGTGCTGCAACATTTGATGGCAATGTAACAATTGGTAATGCTGCAACTGACACTTTAACGATTACTGCCGATGTCTCTTCTAATATTCTTCCTAGTGCTGATAGCACATATACTCTTGGCGATTCTTCTAATTACTGGTCGCATGGTTATATTGATGCTGTTACTACCACTGGTAATGTATCTATTGGTGGGAACCTTACCGTAACAGGCAACGCTATAATATCTGGTAACCTTACTTTTGGTGATGCAGACACAGACAGCATTACCCTGACTGCCGATGTAGCTTCTCACATTACCCCGGACGTAGACAACACTTACGACTTAGGCACAGCCGTTAAAGAATGGCGTAACCTTTATGTTGACGGTACAGCCTACGTTGATGCTATTGACCTTAATGGCACAGCCGTCACAGCCACTGGTGCCGAGATTAACTATCTGTCAGGCGTAACCAGTGCTATCCAGACACAATTAAACAACAAGCAACCTCTTGATGCTGGCTTGACTTCTATATCAGCACTTACAACTGCTGCTGATAATATAATTTATACAACAGCACTGGATACTTATGCTGCTACATCATTAACATCTTTTGGCAGATCATTGATTGATGATGCTAGTGCTAGTGCTGCCCGTAGTACTTTAGGTCTAGTTATAGGAACAAATGTTCAAGCTTATGATGCTGGCCTAGCATCAATTTCTGCACTAACAACAGCAGCTGATAACATGATTTATACAACGGCTCTTGATACCTATGCCGTTACATCGTTATCTTCTTTTGGTAGGTCATTGATTGATGACGCTGATGCTAGTGCTGCCCGGACTACTCTTGGTCTTGGTTCTATTGCAACCCAAGCTGCCAGTTCAGTAGCTATTACTGGCGGTACTCTTAATAATACTACAATTGGCGCAACTACTCCCGCAGCTATTACTGGTACAACAATTAATGCTAATACTAGTTTAACGCTGGCTTCTGGTGCTACTGTTACTGCTATTCTTGATGAAGACACAATGTCAAGTAATAGTGCAACAGCCCTTGCAACACAGCAATCTATTAAAGCTTATGTTGATACTCAGATTGGTTCTAACAATGGTTTAACAGAAGTTTTAACAAACGATAATAGCACTAGTGGAGTTAATATTGTTGTTACTGCTGGGGATGTCATTACTGTAGATACAATTAATGAAACTACTGCTGCTAGTGGTGTTACTATTGATAGTGTTCTTCTTAAAGACGGCGGTATAACAGCAACTGGTGGTGGCTCACTTACAGGTACTTGGTCTGATCTAGGAACAGTTACTACTGTAGATATTAATGGTGGCACTATTGACGGTGTAACCATTGGCGGGACAACTCCGGGTGCTGGTTCGTTTACTACGCTTGGTACTACTGGCACAGTAACCCTCGACAACGCGCAGGCTCTGCGGTGGGAAAATTTTGCAGGCACTCCTACAGCCGTGCTTCAACTTTTCTCCGATGATGCTGTATACCTTGACTCACCCGGCATTACTTATGTTCGCAACGCCGGAACACAGTCAATTTTTATAGATGCCTCAAACAACGTATCCATCCCCAACGGCAACCTATCAGTAACCGGCACTCAAACTATTACTAACGCCGGCACAGGCAACGGCGTCTTCATCGACCAGAATGGTAATGGTATT